ACAGTGGGAGAAGAGTCTCTCAATGTTTAACAGCAAGCATCCGCCAGGCTCTAAGTATAATTCACCTGCATACGAAAAAAGGTCTAGATTTTTTAGGCCAAAGACTAGGACGGCGGTAAGAAATCTTCAGTCAGCTATGGCTGTCGCATTCTTTACTAATGAAGATGTGGTTAGTATACAACCAAGAAATCCAAACGATATGGAGCAGGTAGCTGCCGCAGCTGTCTCTCAATCTATATTGCAGTATAGATTAACAAATACTATTCCTTGGTTCCAGGCTATGTCAGCGGCGCTACAAGATGCAGCGGTACAAGGCGTTTGTATTAGTCATCAATATTGGGACTATGAAGAACAAGAAGAATCCTATATTAATGTAGATGAAAAAAATAAGCCTGTTCTCAGTGAGAGCGGTGACCCAGTTGTAACTAATCAAAAAACATCTATTAAGGATAAGCCAATAGTTGAGCTTATATCCCCTGAAAATATTCGTATTGATCCAGCTTCAGATTGGGCTGACCCAATTGAAAGCAGCCCTTATGTTATTCATATTATTCCTATGTATGTTCAGGATGTTCGGCAAAAGATGGAAGAAGGTGAATGGATTGACATTCCTGTTGGCGAGCTTCTATCTTCAGAGAATGATGAAGATGACAATACTACCAGACTTGTTCGTGACGAGCCTAGAGAAGACAGGCTTGATAATGACGCAGGATATGGAGATGTTGAATCATATAAGATAGTATGGGTTCATAAAAATATTATAAAAAAGGATGGGACTGATTGGTGTTACTTTACGGCTGGTGTAGACGCCATGCTCACGGAACCAAAACCTTTGCAAGAGATGTATCCGTGGCTCAGAAACGGCGAGAGGCCCTATGTAATGGGCTATACCAATGTTGAGTCACATGTAATCTATCCGTCCGGAACTGTTCAGCTTACACAAGAATTACAGGCCGCAGCTAACGATATCTGGAATCAGAGATTTGATAATGTTCGTCTTGCGATGAACAAAAGATACCACATTCGCAGGGACAGAAACATTGACCTTGACGCTTTGTTTCGATCTGTACCTGGTGGCGCTGTTGAGATGGACGACCCAGATACCGATGTTCGGGTTATTGATACAAGAGATGTAACTGGCTCTGCTTATGCTGAGCAAGACCGAATCAATATGGACTTTGATGAGCTTCAAGGAAACTTTTCAACGTCTACTGTTCAAGGGGCTCGATCCCTTAACGAGACCGTTGGCGGCATGTCTTTAATGGCTAGCAATAGCGGAACAGTTACTGAGTATGTTTTAAGAACCTTTTCAGAAACTTGGGTAGAAAAAGTTCTAAAGCAGTTAATGCGTCTTGAGCAATATTATGAAACAGATGCAGTTATACTAGAATTAGCAGGCGATGCCGCAGCACAGGTAAACGAACAGTTCCAAGGCGCTGTTGATGATCTACTTAAGTATGAGGTATTGCTAAAAGTTAATGTAGGTATTAGCGCTACAGACCCTCTAAGAAAAGTACAGAATCTTGTATCAGGTATACAGATGCTTGGAGAGCTTCCAGGTTTTGCGGAAAGCCTCAATGTTCCAGAAGTTGTAAAAGAAGTATTTGGCCAGCTTGGATATAAGGATGGTCAGAGATTTGTGAACATGGAAGAGAATCCAGAGGTTGCTCAACTTACAGCACAGCTGGAAGAGATGCAGGCTTATATACAGGGAGAGCAAGGAAAGCTTGATAATAGAGTTCAGATTGAACAGATGAAGCAGCAAGGAAATCTTGAATCAGCTAACATGAAGTATGGCGCTGAAATAAGAATGAAAGAAATGGAAGGTCAGATTAAATATCTTGATCTTCAGCTAAAGCAAGAAGATGTTGCAACTAGACGGGCAGAGCTTATGCTACAAAGAGAAGCTTTGATCAACCAGATAGCAGATGCTGAAATTTCTAGACAAGAAGAGATGGTTGCTGAAGGTGATGTAGGTGTTATGGCAAGGGACGACTATGGTAAAATACCTTACGCAGTAGGATAATATGGAATACTATGATCCCCGAGAGATCGGGATTGATGACTTAGTTAAAAAAACAAGAATAGGTCATGTAACAAAAGATTTTTTAAACACATCTGTTGGGCAGGCAATATTACAAAAATCCCTAAAAGATTATAAACGGGGAATAGAATTATTTGAAAATATTGGGCTCAATGGATTTAGCGGCTCTTCAGAAGAAGAGTTAAAAGAGTACCGGAAGATTATTTCTGATCTCTCAACGCCTTTAAAAGCTCTCAAGTGGTTTGATAGCATTATTCAGGAGGGAGAGAACGCTGCAAAAATTGCAAAGTATAAATCTTCTGGTGATTTAGAACCATAAGGAGATACTAATATGGAAAACGCTACCCAAGAGGATGCGTTAGAATCAGAAGAGGTTGTAGAAGAAGTAGTAGAACAACCTGCTGAAGAAGAAATGACTGCAGCTGTTAACCCTCTCTCTGCTAGGGAAAAAGCTTTAGAAGAGATTTATAACAGACGCAGAGAAGAGGAGTATGTAGAAGAAGAAGTAGAAGAAAATGCTCCAGAGACTCCTGTTTGGCATGATGGAAAACAATGGCTTACAAAGATCAAAGTAAATGGTGAAGAGGTTCAAGTGCCATTTGATTCTTTAAAGTCATCACATCAGAAAGACAGGGCATCGCAAGAAAAATTTCAGTCTGCTGCGGTAAAAGAAAGAGAACTTCTTTATAGAGAGCAGCAGATTCAAGAACAGTTAAAACAATTAAATTCTCAACCATCCTCAGAGGACGTTGGGCAAGTGGAAGAAACTAGTGATGTTGACGACATTGTCGAAAAATATCACGAAGCATTATTCCAAGATGATGCAGCGGAGGCTGCTAAACTACTCAGAACCTTGGCAAATAGTGGGCGCAGCAATGCTACCCAAAATGTAGAAGAGGTTGTGAATCAAGCTATTTTATCTCACGAAGCGAAGAAAAAAGCAGAGCGACAGCATATTGAGAGAGCTGCTTATCAGGCAGAATTAGAGGACGCAGTTCGATCCTTTAATGATAGTTATCCTGATATTGCAGAATCTGAAGAGCTTAGAGCGATTGCGGATAGGAAGACGATTACCCTGACTCAGGAGAATCCTGATTGGACACCGTCGCAGATTATCAATGCAGCTGCTGAATATACTCGTGAATGGGCTGGAACTAGTATTGAATCAAATAGCAGGTTTAATCGCAAACAAAAAATTGTGAGACAACCTAAATCTGTAAGGGCTTCAGCTGGCAATTCTAAAGATAGTGTCCCTTTGACACCTTCTGAGATTGTCGCAGAAATGCGTAAAGCTAGAGGTCAAACTATATAACTCTTTTGGAGGTTAATTATGGCTGGACAAGTATGGTCAGTTAATACCTCTGGTGGTTATATGTATGCCGATAATCTGAGCCGCCTGCTACGCATGGCAGTTCAGCCTATGGTCAAGTTCCGTCAGTTCTGCGACGTTAAAGACGCAGCGCATCAGGGCTTGCACCGTGGTGATACATTCCACTGGAACGTATACAGTGACGTTGCCACTCAAGGCACGACGCTGACTGAGACCAGCACCATCCCAGAAACCTCGTTCACTATTTCTCAGGGAACCATGACCATTACGGAAGCTGGCAACAGCGTACCGTTTACTGGTAAATTGGATGATCTTTCTGAGCAGCCAGTGTCCGAAGTTATCAGGAAAGTGCTGAAAAATGATGCTGTTAAAGGATTCGATAACCTTGCTGCCGCGCAGTTCGACGCATGTAAAATTCGCGTTGTTCCTACCGCTGGTACGAGTACGACTGCTTTGACGGTTACCACTAACGGCGTATGCGCGGTTAACAATAATGTTGCTCTTGGAAAAGATCACGTTAAGTTGATCGTAGACACGATGAAAGAGCGTAATATCCCGGCTTATGCTGATGATGATTATTACTCTATCTCACGCCCCTCAACCTATCGAACCCTGAAGAATGATTTGGAAAGCATTAAGCAGTATATTGATGCAGGATTCCAGATGATCATGAATGGTGAAATTGGTCGTTATGAGGGTGTCCGCTTTGTCGAGCAGACGCACAAGGGTGTTGCAGCTCTAGGTACCGCATCAAGCACATGGACCAACGGCAAGTCCGATTGGTGCCTGTTCTTTGGTGAGGATACCGTTGCTGAGGCTATTGCTGTTCCTGAAGAAATTCGCGGGAAAATTCCTGGGGACTTCGGAAGGGATCGTGGCGTGGCCTGGTATTATTTGGGAGGTTTCGGCCTCGTTCACACACAAGCAGCCCAGTCACGAGTCGTGATGTGGGATAGCCAATCATAAGGAGAAATTGTTATGAGTTACAGCGATCCACGTCCTTATTGTATTAGTGCTTACCATGATTTTGGTGCTGGTGGTGAGGCAATGACCTTTCGAGGACCGAAAGGAATGCAGGGAACTATCAAAGAAATCAATGTTGATGCCTTTGAGACGTTCACCAATACTACTACCGAAGCGTTTATTCGGTTGGGTTCTGCGTCCGCAGGTTACGAGTACGTAAACATGGGTTTAGGTACTTTGGCTGATGCTGCAAATGCTCAGCTAACTGCAGTAGCCGCTGACCTAGTATTGGAAGCCCTTCCGGCTGATACCGACATTCATCTCACATTGGTAGCACCTACTGGCGGTACTCCCGCTGGCAAGGCTCACTACCATATCATGATCGAATGGTACTAGGAGGAAATCATGGCTAAAGATAGTGCAAGTGGTAAAATTCCTGCTAATGGTCTCTCTGAGAAATCTTCTTTTGCTAACGAAACCCCGGCCTCTCTTGGCCTGGATAGCAAAGGCAAGGCTCAGATGCCTATTGGTACGGTAAAGAAAAGCGTTTCTACTTCTCACGGGAAGTTTGAGATGTGTTAATTGATGCGGGGGAGGGGCAACTCTCCCCCAATTCATTACGGAGTATTAAATGAAAAAAATTAATATGATCACAGCGTTCATTGGAAATCCAGTTGAAACACCTATTGAAGGCTACGGATTTACTGAGCCAGAAAAAAAGGGTTACACCAGTGGAAGCCAGCTGTTTGATGATCGAGCTATGGAATATAGAAACGAGCAGCCACGATCAAACAATGAAGCCCGGGCTAACGGGAAAATGGTTCGTTCAGGTATGACTGTATCTGGATGGGGATTTTAAAAGGGATGATTGGTAGATAATTGAAAATAATAAAAGTTCCTGAAAAGGAAATTTCTGACTTTACTCCAGAAGACTTTGGCGGAATAAGAAAGGAAAAAACAGTTTGTATAATTAGGTATGGGGCTTTCGGAGATATACTGCAAACAAGTTCAGTGCTGCCTCTATTAAAAAAGCAGGGATATAGAATCTGCATTAATACTAATGAAGTAGGAAAAAATATACTAGTATCTAATCCTTATGTTGATGAGATTATTGTTCAAAGAACAAATCAAATATACCCAGATAAGCTAGATGATTACTGGAAACATTTTGATAATTTGTTTGATAAAGTAATTCAGTTTTCAGAGTCTGTAGAAGGTACATTGTTGATTGTTGGTGACAGGACTGTTCAGTTAGAGCGGGGCCCGGTTCTTGTACGAGGAGACGAAAGGTTTCACTGGGGTAAGGACGATATTCATGCGGCGTGTAATATTAATTACATGGAAAGAATGCATGACATTGCTGAGGTAGGTTATGAGTTTGATACCTCATTCTATCCAACTAAAAAAGAAGAGTCAAGAATAAAAGACTGGAAAAAGAAAAAGGTAAAAACTAAATACCTTATTATGAATGTTTTATCTGGTTCTTCTGTTCATAAAGTATGGCCTGAAAATGATTCATTAATGGCTAAGTTTCTAGACATGCGGAAAGACGTTACATTTATTACTGTTGGTGATTATGCTTGTAAACTTCTTGAGCAAGGGTGGGAAAAAGAAAGCAGGGTAATAACCACATCTGGAGATTGGCCGATTAGGGATGTATTGACTTTAGTTAAATCTTGTAATGTAGTTGTTGGGCCCGAAACTGGAGTATTAAATTCAGTATCATCTAATGATAGAGTGCATAAGACTTTATTTTTATCGCATTCTTCTAAAGAAAACCTAAGCAAGCATTGGAATAACACCACAACTTTTGAGCCTTTTGAGGCGGAGTGTTATCCATGCCATAAGATGCATCATGGATTTGATACTTGTAATAGGGACGAAGAAACTGGGGGTGCTTTGTGTGCATCTAAAATACCTGTAGGTAAAGTTTACATGGATATAGCGAAGAACTTAAAATGAGCACTTATTTAGTTTTATGCCAAGACTTGGCAAGAGATATAGGTATACCAGGAACTGGGCCTTCAAGCGTTACCGCTTCTGATCTTTCAGAAGAAGAGATTGCTGTTGTTCGTTATATCAAAAACGCAAATCTAGATGTGCAGCGAAGGTGGTTTAACTGGAATTTTCTTTGGTCAGAGGCTACCCTTACCCCTTCTGTTGGAACGTCAACATTAACATCCCCGTCAGACCTTGCCAACTGGAAGCTTGATTCTTTTATATGGTCGAAAAATACCAACGAATATCAAGAGCTAGAGTATATAGATTGGGATGAATATAAGTTAGATTACAAGCTTGGAGTTATTGACTCCGGTACTCCTGAAGTTTTTTCTGTGAAGCCTAATAATGTTATAGATGTTTACCCAACTCCTGATGCAACTACAGCTATCTCAGCAGACTATTGGAAAACTCCAGCAACCCTTTCCGCTGATTCAGATGTTTCTGCTATACCAGCAAGATTTCATAGTATTATTATTGCAAGGGCTAAAATATATTACGGAGAAAATGAAGATGCTCCGGAAATACTTAGCGGTGCATTGGCGTCTTTTGAAGACCTAATGGATAAGTTAGAATCTGACCAGCTCCCGGGACAAAAGAATAGAAGGTTCTCCAGAGTTCAGGATTTATTTAATTACACAGTTACCCCAGAATGACAAAGTTACGTAATAGGGCTCTCTCAGCTTCAAGTTTAAAGTCTAGTTATTTTCCATTTACAGGTGGGATAAACTTAGTTGATCCAGCTTTAGCTATTACACCTGGAGAGTGTGTATCTGCAGATAACTTTGAGGTTGATATTAGAGGAAGATATCAACGTCTTGACGGCTATGAAAGAGCAGATGGTCAAACGCTTCCGTCTGAGGTTGTATATTATAGAATTCCTTTCACCCTTGGAACCTCTAGAGATTCAGTTTTTAACAGTGCTTATAGCGTTGCTTTTGATATGCAAATACCATCTACTGGAGATATGGTAAAAGGGGAAACAAGCGCAGCTGTAGGATCAATACTTCAGGTTAGTATTGAAGATGTTACTGGAGATTCAGCGGCTGGTTCTTTTGCTGGATCAAACGCTGAAGGATATATATATTTTATAGTGACAAGCGGAACGCTGCAAGACGGAGAAACCTTGCTATTTTTAAATAAAGACAGCGC